CGATGCTGACCCAATACGGTCACGCGTACCTTGTGTAACTCCTGGCAAATTTAGTTTGCGTAATGCTCTGGAGTAATCATCAGATGGAGAGTGACCTCGTTCTACTTGTGCAAATTTTTCGTGAGAAAAGTGAATCGACTTCAACTTCACAGGTTGACCGTTAGGAAGTTTACACTTTGCGGATATAAGCGAAGCTAATTCTTCGTAAGTCTTGCCGCCTGTGGTTACAATCTCTGCAAAACAAACTGTCTTTAGTCGGTAGTCGTTGGTATCAGAATATACAGAAGAGCGTACAAGCGCTTTCGTAAACAAATACGTTGCGTTTGCCGATCCAGAATTCTGAGAACCCATTCCCCAGTCTTCTCCGGCCCAGACTGGTTGCCAGTCCTGCCAGATAATTGCTTCTGGGTCTTCTCTCAAATTTACTACGTGGTAGTCCTCCGACCAAATGTCGAAGTACTGACCTTCAAATTTTCCGTCCAACCCAAGAAGCTCTTTGTCTCTCTTTGCTTTGGGTAGGCTATTGAGACGAGTAAGGATCGCAGGGTCTCTTATTAGGAGTTCTGGGTTGTTATAAACTGTAGTACGTTGATATGCGTAGTCTACTGGATTATAAATCAGTCTCCACTCGCCTGCTTCTTCTACCCACCATGTTCCGTTGGTCTCGTCTTTACGTGCACCTTCAGGTTTATTCCATGGCTCTTTCTGCACGAACACTGTTCGGTAAAACTCATAGAACGGCCCAATTGGGTTAGTACAACCGACCATAGCTGGGATCGGAAGGTTTCCAAATTCATCTTCTTCACAACCTGCATTAACGGTGTTACGTGTATACAGACGCATCCAAGCGTCCGGCGAAAATTGTCCGCACTCATCTACTATGATAAACGGATATGCTTGTCCCAAGTATTGTGCCAGATCGCGTTCCTTATTGTGTTCACAATGCCCAAACACAACGCGTGACCCATTCTTAAACGTCATAATGTGACGAGAAGAATCGTAGGTAAAAAGTTCCTTAGGTATAAATTTTCCGCACGTAGCATCGTGAATTGCACCTGAGTCCAATTCTTTGAACGTACGACGCAGAACTAAGATGTCACACTTGGCAAAAGTAAGGCAGTAATGCATCACGCCGAACATAAGCCACCCTAAAGTTTTACCACCTCGGATACCTCCCACGCTTAAACCTTGGGGGGCAGCTGGTTCTATGAATACCTTACCACCCTTGCGTGGCACCGAGCGTAAAAGTTCTGTCTGCGCTGGCTGAAAACGAAATACTTTGTTTAAGTCCAGTGTCCCATCAGCGTTCAAGTACGCAGGTCGTTCTTGTGTTTCCTTGGTCACTTTTCGTGGCACTGAGTTGCCTCTCTAATTCTGTTGCACAACCTCAGCGTCTACGAATGCGGGCTTTTTAGGTTGTTCAATTTGTGCTTTTGCTTTGTTTATCAAATCGGCTGGCGGCTGAATCAACACAAACTTAATTGTATTTCCGTCCTTCATTGCTTCTCTGTCTTCGTCAGATTTTGGTTCGGTTCCGAGAAGTCGCTTAAGTACTTTCTCATAAGCCAGTACCGCAGCTGTTAACTTCTTAGGGTCGTCGTCTACTTTACCAAGAGCTATGTCGATCATGTACTGAGTCATAGCGTCGTATTGACTGACGGTTACAGGTTTACCATCTATATCTATCGTATCTTTTCTTTTTCTTAGGAGCAGAAGTCTTCCGCGTCTGGTCAATTCGCGGGAACTGGTCATCGTCTTTTCTTTCTTGACGAATTGTCCCTTTTCATTTTTGAGTCTGGTACTAAAAGTAACACCGTCTGAGTTCCTAACTACCAACTCAGTTGGTTTCTTAGGTTCAGACGGTGTATTTTCTTTGCTGATTTCCTCAGCCATACTTCCTCGCTTATTTCTTGGCTTGCTGTGCAGCTTGAACCTGAGGGTTAATTTTGAAAACATTTTCGATGTTGTCAAAAATCATCGTAGCTTTGTCGATGGTATATTTCTTCACCAAAGTTTCAATCTGTTCTGAGTACTTCTTAGTTGCAACCTCAGCTTTACCCGACGCTTCCTTCATCTGAACCTGGAGGTCACGTATCGTAACCTGGGCTCGAAGGAATTCAGTTTCGGCATCCCGAAGAACCAATTTTTCCTCGGCTGCAATTTCAACGCGAATGCGTTGTTCTGCTGCTGCCTCAACCTTCTTAACTTCACCTTCCACGGCTGCTTCTACTTTTTCTACCAGTGTATCTGTCATCTGAGTCTCCTTGTATTTTTGTGTTTTGTTACGTCAGTCCAAAAACCTTACCAAATTCCGTTGAACGCCCCCGCTTTCGCTAAGCGTTTCATCTCAGATTGGAACGGACTGTTAGGGTTCCTATCTTCACAATCTGCTTCAGGTAATGCAACATGCACCATTTCGTGGAGCAAGTCCGACGCTCTGTGCCGCATGTTTGATGCTGGCGTTTTTCTTATCACAATGATCGGGGGGCGATCCTCGTAAAAATAAGTCGCCGCGCAAGTACTACGATGCTTCCCGTCCTTTGTGTTCACTTTGTCTAACTTTGGCGCATAGTACAATTTCACACCATCAGGCAATTTGTTCCCAAAGAATTCTCGGTTGTAGTGGTTGTACAGCTTGGCCAAATAAGAAGAGGCACGCATTGCAAAGTCTCCATGAGGCCCACCGCATTTGCTTTCGGGCTAGATGAAGCGAGGCACGATGCTTAACCGCCTCTGGGTATTTACAGCAACAAAAAAGGGACACGCCTTTTTCGGGCGTATCCCTTATACGTTTCTAATGTGACCCCGTTGCGAAGTGTCCGTACCATGAGACCCCGATCAAGGGGTTGGGAACGGTTCTCACTTTGATCGACGCTTTGTGCACAGGCGCGACGGGGGTTGCTGCGCCTTATTGCCCATTTAGCCGGGTCCAGCTTCTGGCGGTTTCGTTATATATACCCTCGCTCCGTTGCCCGAACCTGTGACTACCCGGCTATTTACCGGATCAACTCTCGGGACGGCTTGTAGAAGTGAACGCCTCCAGCCGGGACCATTTACATGGTGGGGCAATAGGTGGTTTCATTTCTACTAATGAACCGGGAAACGCGGTGCGTAACCTCTCAGCTGACGCGGCGCGACAGCCTAGTTCAATCTTGCAGTATCTCTGGTTTGTTTTCCTAGTATACCACAAAAACCTTTACTTATTTGGCTGGCTCGGTAGGATTCGAACCTACACCCTACGCATTAACAGTGCGCTATCCTGCCAATTAGACGACAAGCCAGTGTTTTGGATTAATTATTTTCTCTTAGCCGTACCCGAAAGGGGCACGGCTGTGTATGACTTCGTTTCATAAATTTTGTGCTCCTCATCTGGTCGGCGTGGAGAGATTCGAACTCCCAGTGCTCTTAAGCTCTCGCTTCCAAAGCGAGACGGCTCCCAAACTACCGTTTTACACACCGTTAAATTTTTTGTTTCTCAATTGGGGTGATCGACGCGGATCGAACGCGCAACGACCGGAGTCACAATCCGGCATTCTGCCAATTGAATTACGACCACAAGCTGTGACAAATATTGTGACTCCCCGCTCACGCGCCTGGAATCCTAGGGTTGTTTCTTTATGCGTTGTAAACAACAATCAACATCTTAAAAATCTGTGAAATAAGCCACTAAGCGCCGTCACGCATAGGCTCATTCCTGAAGACGGTACTTCACATCTCAACCTGCGGCTTACGCTCTAAAGGCTACGCAGTGGTCTTTCGATGCAAATATCATAAACGCACAGTGGTGTGCTGTGCTTCTACGCTTTCAATCGCGTAAGAATTGGTTGATGAACTTAGAGCGCCGGGTACGCTGAGAGAAAGAGATGTTAAAAGTGTCGTGTACCCGTTGCTCTCTAAGGTCATCAGCCTAAGCGCGTACCCGAGACGTGGGGAAAGGAGTAACCACGGGGTACGCGCTCAGCGTTGTCGTGTGTACGACAGAGGAAGGACTATGAATACAAGTATACACCCTACCAATACGTTTGTCAAGGAAAATGCTACAATATACATCCTCGCCTACCGTAGGCTAGGACCCATTTTACGATTTTACTTGACTTCCGGGGTCGGCGGGTATAAGATTAAAGCATACCTCCTGGGCATATACCTATGCTATATAATAGAATCAACAACTTAGGAGGAATATAGCCTACCTGAGCACGGTTAAGTCCTTTGTTTCATCAATTTTAGAAGGAAATACAAAAACAGCATCATACCGAGGCTTAAGTGACAACTGCATGAAAACAAAGAAAGAAAGCACAGATGTTAGCAAAAAACGCCAAGAATTGTCCCGGCAATGCTCGGCCTGGAAGCAGAAGATACTGGAACTTGAAGTAGGTGTGAGGGCAGGAATACCCGGCGCAGCCGAGAAACTTAGCTTTTGCCAAGGGGAACTAGATAAGATTCGCGCTGCCCTTAACAAGACCTGGACCCGGCAACGAGCCTGGGCTTCCCATGGTTTCATCTCCAAGTGACATGGTACACTATCAGTGGAAAGGAAATAAATGCTAGAACGTGCGCTTCGTCCTTTGGTAATCTCAGAGCTAAAGCCTCCAATGAACATTTCCCTTGTCACTGACGAGCAAGGATTAGAGGCGTTGAATGTTTGGCTTCTAAATAAAGCGGCAGTTGAAGTTGAGCCCATGGTGGGCATTGATTTTGAAACAAACGTTGTTCATGACTTCTACTATCGTTTTGC